ACAACTACAGGAAGGCGAGATAATTAAGCGATACTGGATAAAATATTATCAGGTGCTGCCTGAGAAATTTGATAGGATGATACAATCATGGGATTGTGGTATTAAAGACAAGGACACAAGTGATTATGTAGCCGGACATGTATGGGGTAAATTTGGGGGTAAATTTTATTTAGTTGGTAGAATACATAAGCAGCTTGGTTATGAAGGCACTGTCAAGGCGGTTAGATATATGACAAATCATTTTCCATCCGTTGGCAAGAAGATTATTGAGGATGCTGCTAACGGAGCACCCGCGGGTGAGGTATTGAAGCAGTCTATATCGGGAATAGACCTGCGCAAACCAAAGGGTAGTAAGCTAGAGCGCGTAAAGGCAGTGGAACATTTATTCGAGGCTGGGGATGTATACTTCCCCGACCCTTCTCTAAAAATATCATCGTGGGATATAACTGATATATATTTTTCTGATCCAATGATAAAAAGGGAAGAACCTGCTATACATGATGTGATTGATGAGATATGTGGTTTCCCTGCGGAGAGCCACGATGATGATGTTGATGCTATGACACAAGCCCTTATTGAGCTCGCCGGACTTACCGGAACACCTACCTATTCCCGCCCTGCCGTCTCCCGCCGATAAGGTATGGTATAATAAAGGAAATTCACATGAACCTATGACAGCGATAACGCCATTTGATTTGTACCAAAAACTAAAAAAACCTAGATATAGCGACACCGACAAGAAATTATGGGAGTTCTACGAGGACAGTTACTTTGGCGGACAAGACTATAAAGAGGGTAAATATCTCTATAAATATGAGAATGAGAGCTCCGATAGGTACACATATCGGCTACTAGTCACGCCCTACACCAATCAATGTGCGCCAATTATAGACCTATATACATCGTATCTATTTAAAAAACCTATCAAACGCGTATGGGGCTCGCTCGACAAGGACGAATTATTCCAAATGTTTTTGGAGAATGCCGATAATCAGGGCAATTCGTACGAGCAGGTGATGAAGCGGTCAGCTACATTGTCGGGGATATATGGTATTGTCTTTGCATTTTTAGATACCCCGAATTTTGATACCAACTATGTGACCTCGTTTGATATACAAATCAAAAACAAGATATATCCATACATGACGCTCATGGAGCCAGAGGACGTACTATCATGGGGCATGGCACGTGATAATGTCACTGGCAAGATGGGTTTATCATGGGTCAAAATTGAGCAGGAAGGCGAAGAAGCAAAAGGCTGGATGAGTGATAACTCAGAGCAGTGCTATGTTGTTATATGGAAGAAAGATAAATGGGAGAAATATCTACTCAACAAAAAAGATAGTAGCGCCGTGCTTGATAAAGAAGGCACTAACCCAGCTAAAATCATTCCTATCGCGCCAATATATAACCTGCGAGGCGAGGAGCTTATGGAGGGGCTATCGGATATACGCGATATAGCGAATTTAAATAGGCTGCATTATTGCCTCGAAAGCCAAGAGATACAGATATTTGAAAATTCAGCATTTCCGATGATAGTCGTTCCAGTACAAGTTAATGAGGATGGGAAACAAGATAGAACTTTAACAGTTGGGCCGGGATATGATATATCTGAGACCCCGGAAACGAAAAGCATAACTCGATACCTTGAGCCCGTGCTTGGTTCGCTTGATAAAATATCAGCTGCGAAACAGCGTATTGAAAAGTTGATACAAACTCTTGCTCAACTTGGCGGGGTTGCTACTGTCGAGGGTATGCGTAATTTCCCATCCGGTGAAGCGCTCAAGATGTCATTCCAGGCACTTAACGCATTGCTTGCTAATAAGGCTCAAAACATCGAGGACGCTGAATATAATATCATTCGTAATTGGTTAATGTGGCGATGGAGTGGCGATGTCGCCAAAGTCGATTCTATTATGGCAGATATTGAGATAGAATATCCTGACGAATTTGATATTGATAGTTTGACTAATGATCTTGATGCTTTACAGAAAATGATAAATGCTAAATACCCTGATGATGTAGTGAAGGCAAAACAGAAAGAGCTACTGGCTCTCATCTTCCCCGGCATAGATGATGAGCAGTTGACGGCGCTTGAGGCTGCTATTGATGCGGGCACTATTAATACTATGGCCGCATTGGCAAAAGCGATACCTCAACCACCACAAATAACTCCGCCAGCCAAAATGCCACCGGATAATATGGGAAATATGGCACCGCAGGAAGGTATGTAATGGAAGAACTACTGGATGATGATAAGAGGCGTGACGAAATACTTGAAAATACAGTAGAAGAGCTGAAAGTACATTTCGATACCGTGTAAATAATTACAACGCATAGTGATAAAGAAGGTAAAGTACAATATCAAAGTCATTCATATGGTAATTTCTATGAGCGATGGGGAGCTATTAAATCTACCGAAGCGCGATTTGTGGCTAATGAAATAGATGGCTAATCTCAAACCTTCCCTTCGTGATAAAGTCGATAAACTGTCTCAGCAGATGACCGATTATATCGATAAAGAATTGAACAAGTACGATAGCGAGATAGACAAGGCGCTGAAATACGCTGCTAATGAGGTGCAAGCACTATCGGTTAAAAAAGACTGGACATTGAAAGATAGGGTTGAGCTTGGCCGTGAACTTGATACTATTATGGAGATATTCACGCAGAAGAATCTTGACTTTGCGCAAAACTTCCCTGAACAAATAAAAATCATCGATGATATTTTTAAGGGGCTTGGCATACCTCCCGGCAATCCACTCAAAGACCTCGTGAAGGCGACACAGCAGCAGACACTATCAGGGCAGGAAGCTATTAATGCTATCGTGAAGGGTCATTTAGCAGAACTTATTACCGATAGTTATGTAATTGAAACACCAAAATCAAAGATGTTTCTTGAAATCCAGCAGGCGCTTATTGGAGGTACGGACATCCGGGGTCGCTCAATGTCGTCCTACGCCAAGACCTTCGCGCAAGATGCCGTGATGGATTTTAACCGCAAGGCAAATACTATCAAAGGACAGGATGCAGGTCTGACCGACTGGCTATACTATGGCGATATTATCAAAGATAGTCGCCCATTCTGTATGCAACATGCCGGAGAGATACTGAGTGATGAGGACGTACAAAAGATACAGACGCAGCTTGATACGGTAGGATGGGTAGGTGCTAAGCCGGGCAATTTTTATATAGTCGCTGGCGGGTATGGCTGTCGCCATCATCTACAAGCGGTTAAGGCTGAGTGGTTAGAGAATTTATAAAAGACTATTGCCGTTTTTATCGAAAATTTTTTCACAAAAATCATGAGATAATTTGCTTATCTTAAGTTCTAAATAGTTTTCAATAAGCCCCGGCCGAGCTTTCTCGATGGCTAAATACAATCGTTCATTATGCCTTCTCTCGTATTTCATACCCCTCAAGTATTTTCGGTCTCTTCTCATATAACACCCTATGGCTCCACATTATAATATAGATTAATCATTTTATATGCTAGTGGTGGCAATTCCATTTTAATAACTTTGTTACTCGGGATATGATAAAATTCAATAATTAAGACAGGTTTGATAATTTTTGGCACATTAACCTGAATGCCGTAGTGAGTAATTTTGCTAATTGTGGCGATGGCTAATGTATCTCCAATTAGGGTGACAATCTGGTCGGTGACAAAAATATCATCTAGTATATTAGGTTTGCCTTGAGCTTCGCATTCTTTGGCTAATCCAATATCATCATATATCATTTCGCATATTTCACATTGGTATTTATTTACCTGTATTGTTTTCATTTATTTTAGTCCGATAAGAATAGTTATGTAATATCTTCCAAAGTCTCTTTTATCCTTTGCAATCGCTCAACCGCCTCATTTCTCTCCTGTCTTAATTTCGCTATTCCTGATATTTCTAAATCAAACAAGGTAATATCTTCCTTTTTCAACGCATTTTCTATCTCATTAGCAGCAATGGCATGAGGGATACCGGATATATCCTTAATGGTAAATATTTTATTTATAAAACTAGGTGATTGATATTGCTCTACATAAAACCTACTATATATATTTTCGAAATATATTTGAACCGCAGCACGAACCTCTTCCAGTGTATCAAATAGTGGGGTAGTTACATTTAATTGCCCTTTTTTAGTTAGTGTATTATCGACCTTGAAGCATGTCCAGTAAAATTTATCATTATCTTTAGAGATAACAAAAAATAATCCCTTGTCCATAGCTGTTAAGCTATTCCATTTACTTGTTGTTTCCATCACCCATTTTAATTCTTTTTCACTCATCTCATCAACTCCTCTATAATCTTAGCGCTTATTCTCCACCTACCTCTACTACCGATACGCTTCGCCTTTATTCGTCCATCACTTATCATCTCATAAACGGTATCGGGATTGTACCCTAAAACACGCGCAGCTTCCTTAACGGTGTAGTGAGTTGGTTTATTTGGCATTAGCACCTCCCTTCTTAATTAATTTGCAATAACCTTCTGTATCCTGTCGTCCCCATCTTCCGATATGGTCTATCCCAATATCAGCGTGTTGCTCAGTACCTTTGTACATAGCATATACAATTAGCCCTCCCCATCTTTTATTAAATTCTATTCGAGTAACTGGGAATACTTCTCCTTTTGTCATTATTTGAGTATTTTTATAATCAAATACATCCCTTGTGACTTCGATATAATATTCACTGCCTTTCATCGTTGCTTCGACTATCTCGGTTACTTTGTCGATATAAGTTTTGAGCCAATCCTCTATATTGACTTCGTGTTCCTCTACGCGATAGTCTTCTGCACCTTCTTTACTAAAAATATCTAATGCAGATTGAGCTTGTATCTTATTAGTATATAATCTATTATCAATTAATTCGCCTTCCTCGAAGTTCCTGATAAGCCATACTCCATATAATTTCATATTATCCCCTTAATTTCCCATATTATACCACAAAACCCCGTAATATGCCGCAAAACCCCGCAATATTTTAGGTAATATCCATAATACAATAACGGTACTACAAACCGTAGGGCAAAATTAACGGAGATTTTACATGTTTATCACAAAACATGGGTATTACCCAGCAATGAACACGGATGACGGCAACGGAGCAGGCTCAAATGGTAGCGCAAGTGCAACAGCAACTCCTCCAGCTCCTCCAAAAGCAGTATTTGATGCAGCTCAGCAGGCTAAACTTGATGAGATAATCAATGGTACTGTAGGTAGGTTAAAGGGTGAGTTCGAGGCGAAGGAGGCTACTTATCTAAAGCAAATTAAGGAACTCGAAAGCAAGGCGAAGGAGAAACCTCCTATCATTGACCCGAAAGAACTAACTGAAAAGTATGTTCCGAAAGAGGACTTTATGAGGCTGTCCGATGAGCTTAAGAAAACGCAGGATGAGACGAACAGCATATACACTGATATTGCTAAATCTAAAATTAAAGCGGCTATGGAAAAAACGCTACAGGGCAAAAGACCTGATGTCATCGAGGACTATGTTGATATAGTCATGAAGGCAGTAGTGGTAGAAAATAGGTCATTCAAGATTGTAGATAACGGCAAAATGAGAGTAAATGTGAACGGCGACCCTATGAGTGTTGAAGAGTACACTGAGGACTTCCTCGCTAAACGTCCATCGTTACTACCTCCGGGTGCTGCTGGTGCCGGAACGGGTAAAAATAACGGGAAAGGGGCTGATTCTAAAGAATTAGATAAAAAAGAATGGGACGTGCTTAACCCTACTGAAAAAATGACTTATAGATGGGACGCACAAAGAAATGCGTTTGTTAAGAAAAAATAAATAAAATAGGAGATAACTAAATGGCTGAAAATAATTTTAATGCGATAATCTCGGATACTTACGAGGCCCTCGACCAAGTATCCAGAGAACTTGTTGGTATGATACCGGCAGTTACATTGTCTGCGACCGCTGAAAGGGTTAGGCTTAATCAGAATATCGTTGTGGACGTCGAACCGGATTATGCTGGTGGTGATAATATCGTACCGGGTAACTATCCACCTGACCCGGCTGGTGAGACTTCTGGCGCTGTAAACATACAGATAACCAACTCTAAATCTTATTCCTTCGGCTTTAATGGCGAGGATGAGAAGGGGCTCAATAGTGGTGTAGGCTATCAGAATGTCAGGATGAATAAGATAGCGCAGAGGATAAGAAGGGCGGTAAATGATGTAGAGAGTGACCTGTGTGCGTTATATACTACTACTTCACGCGCCTATGGTTCTGTATCAGCAGATCCATTCGGTACAGCTGGTGACTACACCGATGCTACTTTTGCGAAAAAGATACTGCTCGATAATGGCACAGCTGATTTTGATAACCAGCTCGTTATGAATACCGCAGCAGGTGCGACCCTCACAGGTAAGCAGGCGCAGGCTAATATGGCAGGTACTGATGTTATCCAGAGGCAGGGTATACTGCTCCCTCTATCTGGCCTCGACCTTCGTCAGTCCGCCCAGATTAAAACTCATACAGCTGGCGCAATGGCTAACGCTACTACAACAAATAGTGCCCTGACAGTAGGACAGGTTATTATCCCACTTGCTACAGCAGGTACAGGCGTAGTGGCGGCAGGTGATATAATCACAATCGCAGGTGATACAGCTAATAAGTATGTAGTTACCTCAGTAGTATTCGCTGGTGCTAACCCTGCCGCTGGTGATACGATAACTATCGCTGCGCCGGGTATCAGGGTAGCGCAGGGCGCTTCTGCTAAGGCTCTAACAGTTATCGGTTCGTCCGCTAGAAATATGATATTCAATAGGTCAGCAATCGTACTCGCTACCCGTGCACCTGCAAGGCCGCTTGAAGGCGATACAGCGGAAATGGTTGAATATATCACAGACCCTCGCAGCGGGCTGACCCTTGAACTTTCTATGTATAGGATGTATAGGAAGGTTCGCTACGAGATAGCTCTTGCTTGGGGCGTCAAAAACATTAAGCCTGCTCATACAGCAATGTTGCTAGGCATACCTAACGGCTAATAAAGGGGGCAACCCCTTTTAATTTTTATAACAAGAGGACAAAATGAGCGATAAAACTTTAATAGTTTATGATAAAGACGGTAACGAAGTCGTTATTGATAAT